TCCCTGGCCGTTAGCCAGTTGGTCGGGTGGTCGGCGTCGAGCGGGGGTATCTTGGCGTAGTAGGTCATCCACAGGCTGCACTCGGTGGTGGGCACCGGCACCAGTTCGATCACGTTGTCGATCAGGCCGTAGGCGGTGGGCGTCCCGGGTGCCACGCCGTAGCGCGCCCGGAACTCGGGCATGGCATCGGGGGTGATGAAGTCCAGCGCCCTGGCCTGGCCGCCAATCCACAATCGCGTGGCATCGAGCCAGTCGAGCGGGAGGTTGACCGACGCGCAGGTGACCGGCGCCTCGACGGTGATCATCATCTCGCGCGAACGGAGCTTGGACTGAATGTCGCTCTCGGTCAGCGTGATGAAGTCCGCCGCCATCCCGTCAAGCGCCCGCTTGTTAAGCCATTTCGGTATCTTCTCCAGCAGGTCGTTGTAATTCTGCAACGCCATCAGACCCTCCCCTGCCATATCCTGAAGGCGCGGTTGTCGGGATCGTTCAGCCAGGCGCGCCATTTTGCCTTGTCGCGGTGCCAGCCCTCGCGAATGGCCTGCTGGACGATCACCATCGGCACCCGCGCGACGTGGCGGAAATGCCGGCCGCTCTGGTCGACGTCCGCGTCGCGGCTGTTGGCGCGCAGGATGCGGTCGGCATCCTGCGTGGTGGTGACGACGACCTCGCGATCGTCGCCAGGCGAGCTCTCAACGGAGCGGACCATCCCGCCCCACTGATCGTAGAGTATCTTGAAGCCCATGGGAGAACGCGGCGGGCTTGCGCCCGCCGCCCTTCTGTCAGAAGCCGCCGCCGTCGTTGCTGCCGCCGCCGCGCGGCTTGGGCTTGTGGTTCTCCTCGGCCTTCGCCTTGTCGGCTGCTTCTTTCGCCTTGGCGTCCGCTTCGTGTCTGGCCTTGTCGGCCTCAGCCTTCACCTTGGCCTCCGCCTCGCCGCGCGCCTTCACCGCGGCGTCGCCCTCCTTGCTGGGCTGACCGGTCGGAGCAGGTCCCGTCTGGCCCTGCCTGCCGCCGTTCCGCCTGCCACCAGCGGTGGTGGTCGGGTCATCGAACCCGGGCACCTCGCCCGGATTGATCCCCGCGTAGGGGACGTGCGACATCGACCCCGGCGAAGCGACCACGGCGCCCTCCATGTTGAGCAGCGCGCCCGTGGCCTCGAAGCCGCCCTCGTCCTGCGTGTCGGGCACGTCAGTCCGCAGGCGGCCGCGTTCGTCCACCGTCCCGCCCATGCGCGGGTCGATCCGGCCCTGGCCGCCATAGGGTCCGGCGTGCATCGGCGTGCCGCCGCTATCCCAGCCCTGCGGGCCGTAGCCTGGCGGCACCTTGGGCGTGCCGTCGGCGTTGTAGGCGACCGTCTCGCCGGACACCGCCGGGCCAAAAACGCCGCCGATGGTGCGCGTCGTCTCACCGGAGCCAGCCATCGCGACCTGCGGCAAGGACCGCGTGATCGGACCGCTGGTGATGAGATCGGCGATCTTGAAGTGGGCGGCTTCGTTGCTGACCTGCAAGCCATACTCCGACAGGATCATCTTGGTGTCGGCGTCGCCAACCGTTGCGATGTCGATCTTGTCCATCTTCCGGTAGTAGGCGACCTTGGTGTAGTCGGGGTCCCACCCGATCACGGTGCGCGGGCGGATGTAGCGGCTCGGGTAGGCTTTCAACTCGCCGAAATCGCTGAGATAGAAGTCGGCCGCGGCGCTGATCTCGTCCTTGTCGATCGTGACGCGCGTGTTGGTCCGACCTTCAAAGGTCGAGAACACCCGCTTCATGTAGGACCCCATCAGCAGGTGGTCCGGCTCACCGCCCTTGTCGTAGGTCACTTGGATGGCGTCGCCCAGCAACGCCTCGGTAAAGGCGCGCGGGGTCCCGTCAGTGACCACGGCGGTGGCGCTGACCGGGTTGGCACCCGTTGCGCCATAGAAAGCATTGGTGCTGATCCAGTGCTCCAGGCCGCGCGTGGTGCGGGCGGTAACATCGTCCGCACCCGCGTTGTAGGGCTGCACCCCGAGCAGGATGGTTTCCATGTCGCGCTTCAGGGCTTTGCCTGCCATCGCCATCTGGTGGGCCATCTCGCCGCCCTTGCCGGCCGCGTCGGCCTTCTCCTGGGTGCCCGAGACGGTCGCGTCACGTTCGCTGATCTGTGCCACGTTGCCGACCCGGGTGGTGGGCGTCGATGGACCGCGCACCAGGGTGAAGCCTTCAACCTGGGCGTTGTTCGCATTGATCGCCGGGAGCTTCTCGGTCTGCCAGTCGAACATCACGTTGCTGATGCTCCGCGTTTCCGACATCGACAGGAAGATCGTGTCTACCGGGTCGATGTTGAAAATTGCGTCCGCGAGGTCCTCGCGATTTCCTTTCGCTTGGTAACTGGTAAATGCGTTTGTCACTTTAGGCATTGTGAGTGTTCCTCGTCACAAAAGGCCACGGATGACAGCGGCCGCGTCGCGGACGCTGTGGGTTTGAGCGAGGCGCTGCTTGGCGCGTGTCTGCTCGGACACGCGGCGTCGGAGTGGATGCGGACCCGGGTCGGGGGCGGTAGCCTGGCGGGTCTGCTGCGGCTGCGGGACGGGGCGGCCCTGTTTGGCCATGGCGGCGTATTGTGCCGCCTGCCACAAGATCATTACGGCCCGGTGATCGGTCACAGTTGCGATGTCCGCGTCGCTGTAACCCAGATCGGCCGCGTAATTGCGCGCTGCCAGTCGCGCCTTGTTCCAGGCCGCCTCGTCCCGCCAGGCCGGCACCAGTTCTCCCACGGCCTGCCGTTCGGTCTGCAACAGGCGATGGCGTTCTTCCTGTGCCTCACGCTGGCTGATGGCGTAGAGCCGCTGTTGCTCTTCCGCCGCCGCGTTCTGCCGGTCCTGAAGGTCGCGCCGTATCGCCTGCTGCCGCACATACTCGGCAGGGTTGTCGTGGTAGAGTCTTTCCCAGTCGATCTCCGGCGCGGCGAGTTGCTTGTATTGCTCGACAAGCGCCGGGAGTAGCTGGGCGTATTGTTGCCGTTCCGTCCGCACCGCCTCGTAATGCTGCTCCAGCGCCTTGCGCGCCTCGGCCAGCACCATGGTCTTCTGCGTGTAGTCGCGAGTGCGCTGGTAGCCTCGGACGAGCTCCTCCTCCGGCACCTGTTCTGTCTTGCCGTCAGGTAGTTTGACGGTGAAGAACCGTGGCTTAGGTGATCCGTCTTCGCTGTCCTCGCCTTCCGCGTCTGCCTCTTCCTCGCCCGCGTCGTCCGGCTCGGGTTCCCCCTCCTCGGGCAGCGCCTCATCGGGCTCGGCCTCGGCCTCAGGCTCTGCTTCCTGCGGCGCCGCTTCCTGCCCCCTGGGGGCGGGTGCCTGGCGTGGTGCCTGACCGCGATCGGTGGGGCGCCCTGGTTGTCCCTCGCGGGCCAGGATGCGGCCGATTGCCGTCTCCGCAGTGTCCATGGACGATCCGGCATCCGTGGGTGCCGGGGTGCCGCCTTGGGTTGTGGCACTCATTGCGTACGTTCCTCGCTGTGCATGACACGGCGATAGCTGCGCCGGTCAAACTCGACATTGGAGATGATCCGTTGCAGGTCCGTCGCGAGCACGTCGAGGGCGCGGAGCATGTAGTAGCAGCCCTCCCGGTCTTCGCGATCCTGGGGCGCGGATTGGCGCAGCATCATCAAATAATGCTCTTGCAGGCGCTTGAACGCGGCCCGCAGCCCCGGGTCCTCTAGGGTAGCCTGCGCCTCTACCGCCGCCTGCTCGGCCGTGGCGATGGCTTCGTGGGCGTTCCTGTAGGGGAGCTTCACTGGCGTATTCCTGCCATATGTGATATCTTTGTGGGTGGTGATAACCTTTGACCCTTGGAGTGCATGATGCTCAGAACCACCGCTTTCTCCCGGCCGCCGCCCAAGTCACGCGACCCGGCGTTGGCTGATGTAGACCCTAGCGATGACCCGAGGTCCGGTGGCCTGGCGCTGTGGGCACTGTTTGCCGCGATCCGGAGGTTGCAGCGGCAGCGCGGATTGCCGCCAATCGACACCTCGCGCCCAGGGGTCATGTTTGAGGGTCGGCCCAAGCTGCGCCTGACGTTCTGGGACAAGAAGCAGAAGCGGGTGCGCGGGATCGATATCGACGCGGACATCGTCATGACCCCCCGCCATTGGAACTCGCTTCACCCAGAATTCCGGGTCCGAGTACCGCACCGCCTGCTACCGCCGGCAGTCCTTTGTAACCGTGCGCGCGCGCCCACTCGATCGCCGAGCGAAGACGACCCTCGGCGATGAGCTTCTGCCAGAGCTCATAGTCCGGCCGTGTGCCGATCTGGCCTGACGCCGCCAGGCGATCGAGGTTGCCCTGCGCGTGG